GAATGGTATCTTTGCCCTTCAGAACAATATCAGCCAAGTAGGAGCAAATGTTGGTCTTACAGCTGCTCAGACTCAGAATGCTATTGCTATGGGTAATGCAGGTCTTGCTAAGCAACTTTGTGAGTGCTGCTGCAATATGCGTTATGACCTTGCTCAGCAGACTAATACCCTTCAAGCGCAGGCTGCTGGTAACTTTGCTGCTTCTCAGTTGCAGGCTGCTCAGAATCAGGCTGCTACACAGCTTCAGATGGCTCAGATTGAGAGTGCAGACCAGCTTGCTGTTTGCCAGCAGACTAATGCTTTGGCTACACAGTCTGACAGGAATACCAATAGTATCCTCAGTGCTATCCAGGGCCAGAACACTCTTATCACTAAGGAGTTCTGTGACTTGAAGGAGAGAGAACTGCAGAACAAGATTAACACTCAGGGCGACATTATTACTCAGCTGAGGAACCAGATTTCCAATGACCATCAGACACTGCAATTTAATGCTGCTTTCCATGCTCTTGATGATAAGATTGACAACATTGCAGCTAAGCAGCCCCAGACTGTACCAGTGCAGTGGCCTAATCTTGTAGGTGTAAACGCTACTCCTTACATTGGTCAAGGATTCTATCCTGGCGGTAATTATGGCTGGGGTAATGGTTTTGGTGGTAGTATTGTATTCTAAATAAGGAAAATAGGAGGTAAAAAGTATGAATTGCTGCAATCCAATTATAGCAACTAATGCAGGTGGTGTTCCTTATATCGTCAGTACTAATACTACAGTAGGTACAGAGATTATTGACATAGCCCTTGGTTTTAGGAGAATACAGCCAGTAGGATATCTGACAGTAATCATCAGTGATGTGATTCCTGCAGATGCTACTGCAACTCTTCCTGTTACTCTTACCATGAATGGTACTACAAGAGCACTGACTCTCCCTAATGGTACTGCTGTTACTGCTGCAGAGCTGTTGAATGTAGGTAATATTCTGGTATTCAATGACAGGACAAGAGGCTTGTTGACACTGATGTCAAGGACTACTGAGTAAGGGTTGCGATACTATCGCAACATAGAGAACAATTAATGATTAAAGATTTAGGTTATGTTTTCAAATTTAGGTAAAGGCAGTGTACTGCAAGGTGTAGATAAAAGTGGTGATAAGCTGAAGTGGTTTACTGGTACTGTGGAGAGGATAACTCCTTCATTGAGTAATCCTTACCCTCAATACCCCAATGCCTTCGGACAACTTCCTGCTGTAAGTCTTGATATTATTGCTAATATTGATGGTAAACAGAGGGAGTTCAAGGGAGTACATAGTGATGACACTATAGCAGACTTTGGCAAGAATACAGTTATTCTTGCAGATTCAGAGACTTCTTTGTTCAATCATATCAACTCACTCTTGAAGACCAGTGAGGAAGCTGTGAACAAGGATAATATTTCTTGGCATGAAAGGATGATTCCTCAGTACAGAGGAGTGCTAGCAGATATGAGACCTGGGACTGCCAATAACTCTGAGGTGAAAGAACTGAAGGAGCAAGTTGGTAGTCTACAGGCACAGCTTGCAGAGGCACTGGCTTTACTTAAAGGAGAAAAGCCTAAAGCTTAAAGCTTAGTTTACAATTTATAGTTTAAAGTTTAAAATTCAGTTTAAAGATATGGTAGTAATAAGATTTAGAAGTTCAGAAGAGCATGAAGAGCTGCTGAAGAAAGTAAAGAAGATGAAGAAATTCACTGATGAAATTCTTGAGTGTCTTGAGGAGAAGTCAGAGGGTGATGACTACAGCTTCAGAGGTGGCTACCGCAGGGAAATGATGGAAGATGAGCCTGAGTATCGTAGTGGCAGATATGGTTATCGTGGTATGCGTTAATACATTTTCTAGTTATGTACCACAGAAAGATGGGTAGCTATGATGAGATTCCTGAGGGGATGATGAGATACCTGAATAACTATGGGTGTCACTTCAATAAGAAGCTCTATCAGGAAGCTGTCAGTAGAATGTATTCCAAGGTGAATGGGAGGAAGGAATATCTTCCTCCCTACACCAAAGAAGAGATAGATAGTCTGTTGAATAACTACGGCATTGAATTAGAAAGAGGTAAGATGTATGATGCTGCCTATGTAGCATCTATGTGTAAAGCTGATTTCTATGGAAAATCAGTCCCTGATGAAAACCATATGGCTCAATTTATCAAGGATATGATTGATGACCCTGATGCTAAAGACGGTTATATCTTCAATAGATGGTATGCTGACACAGTGTTTATGAATGACCCAGTTGATTGGGATGAGTGTCTATAAGATGATTAGACAAGAGTTTAATGTCAGAAGCTATTGGAAGGTGGTAGTTTTCTATAGTATAGACTACCACTTTTTCAATAGTATCAATAGAGAACTTGTAGAAGCAGGATTCTCTGGAGAGCCCCTTGCAGAGATGTGGTACACCATGATTGAAGGGGATGGGAAAGCGGTTACCTGCAGTGACCTTCAGAAGCACCTTAGTTACATATTGTTTAAACCACATGAAAGTTGGTTGGATTATCTAAACTCTTTAGTACATGAAGCAGAGCATGTAAAAGAGGCAATGCTTGAAGCCTATGATGTGGAGAATAAAGGAGAGCCTCCTGCATATACTATTGGCTATTTAGTCATGAGAATGTGGAAAGGCTTTAGGAAGCTTTGGAAGTAGCAAAAAGGGTAAGGGTATTAATATTTTATTTAACCATTTGTTGAAGCAGTGAAAGTATGGTAAATTTGCAGCAAATAAAGATAGACAATAATATTGAAATGGATTATATTACAACAAGAAATGTAGGACAGGCATTTGCTTGGAGCATCATGGGCAATGAAGCTCTTCAAGCCATCCAAGACCTTAGATGGATGATAGCCTTATGTATTCTACTTATTCTTGCAGACTTTAGATTTGGCATAGCAGAAAGTAAGAAGAGACACCGTGAGGCAGTAGAGTTGAAGAATGCTACTTTGCAAAGAATGACAGAATTCCATCTTTCCAGAGCTGTGAGAAGGACTTGCAATAAGTTCATTGACTATATGACACTGCTGTTAGTATTCTGCTTATGTGGATTAGCTATTACAGAACCTTATGGTATTTGTACCCATGTTATCTCTGCTGGTGTTGCAGTAATTATTGCATGCATTTGTGAACTCTGGTCAATAGGTGGACACTTCTGCTATTTAAAAGGTATTAATGTCCATAAGCCTGATGTTACATGGAAGAGTTTCTTTGTATTTGTAGGAAGACTTGCTGCTGGTTTTGCAAAGACCAAAGATGAAGACTTTGGCAATGCATTGGATGATACCATTACAAAAACCCTTAACGAAGATAAGAATGAAGATAACTAAAGCACAGCTTCTGAGAGCAGAGCCTAATCTATATAAACCAAGGCTTGAGGAGTTTGTAGAAAGTTTCAACACCTATGCAGACACCTTTGGTATTAATACTCCTTTAAGAGCTATTCATTATCTAGCTCAGGTATTCCATGAGAGTGCTGCATTGAGATATACTGAAGAGATTGCTTCAGGTAAAGCCTATGAAGGTAGAAAAGACCTTGGGAACATCTACAAGGGTGACGGTGTTAGATTCAAGGGCAGAGGGTATATTCAGGTTACTGGTAGGAAGAATTACCAAGAATATGCTGACAGCGAGTTTTGTGTAGGAGATTTGATGAAACATCCTGAGTGGCTTTCAAAGTCCCCTGGTAATCAGAAAGCAAGTATGTTCTTCTGGTGGAAGAACAAGCTGAATGCTATTGCAGACAAAGATGATGTGAAAGCAGTCACTAAGAAAGTGAATGGTGGCTATAATGGGCTTGCCAATAGAATGTTTTATTATAGAAGATTTAAAAAGGAATTGACACTATGAGAAAAGGAATACTTCTATTCATGCTGCTTGTAGTGCTTACAGGATGTAAGACTAAATATGTAGCAGTGCCTGAGTATCATAATGTATATGTAGAGAAGCACGACACCCTTGTACATAGAGATTCCATCTTTGAGAAAGATTCTGTGCTTATCATGATGAATGGTGACACAGTTACTATATATAAGACAAAGATACTCTATAAAGACAGGTGGAGAGAAAGAATTGTTTACAGGGATTCTATTAGGACGGATTCTATTAGAGTTCCTTATCCTGTTGAGAAAGAATTAACATTCTGGCAAAAGACATGGATTAAAGTTGGCAAAATGTTGTTTTATGGGTTAGTAATAATTTGTATCATTTTTTGGTTAGTTTATGTACTTCGAGCGAGAAGAAAGTGTTGATTTTTTCATACGATTGATTGTAGTTTTAGATTGATTAGGTTTTTAGTTTAAGTTTTCAACACCCGTTAACCTGTGAAGGCTGACGGGTTTTTATTGATATTTACTAATGAAAAATTTACTGATTTGTAAAGGGAAAGCATAAACTATATCTTTGCATAAAATTTGGAAGAAATGGAAGATATTAAAGTTAATCGTTATCAAACTGTTATTACAGAGACTCTGCTATCAAAATACCCTCAGGAGGTACAAGATAGCTTTAAAGAGTTTGTGATGACAGTGCCTTTCATTAGGAATCTGATTTCCCCAACAAGAGAGTTTGCCAAAGATAGACCTAGGGATGAAAGGGGTAGGATTATTGTAGACTTAGCTAATCCGCATATTCTTGAGAATATGGATTACTTCAGACCTGCAGCTTTGCACTATATGAAGTATGGCACATACACACATTTAAAGCCTAACAAGAATCCTAATTCACCTTATGGTAGATGGATTAGAGAAGAGATTAGAAGATGCTGGGAAGGCTATGTGAGACCTTCAGATGGAGAATGGGTAACAGGGTACATGTATTTCTATTTGAACTATGTGCCTATGATGGTTACCAAAGAGAGCAAAGACCCTAATAAGAAAAGAGCTTCCCGTGTAGAAGGTTTTCCTGAAGTCTGGGAAGCTACCTACTGGAGATTCCATTACATAGACCAAGCAAGAAATGGAGGTAAGTATAATAACTTTGAAGGCGGTAATCATGCTGTAGAGCTCAGTAGACGTGGTAGTGGTAAGAGTTTCTCTCTAGCTACTATTATGGCTCACAATCTCATATTAGGCGAAGATGCCGAAGCTCATAAGAGAACTACTACAATCCTTACTGCTTACTTGAGAGAATATCTTGCTGAGAAAGATGGTACCTTTTCAAAGTTTACTCCTATTAAGTCATTCCTTGCAGAGCATACACAGTTTCCAAGAAGAATGCTGACAGACTCTCCTAATAAGATGTCATGGAAATCAGGATATAAGGATAAACTTACAGGTGCTGATATGGGAGACCAGAATATTCTTCTTGGTCTTTCATCAAAAGATGATGTTTCAAAGATTCGTGGTAAGCGTGGTTATATCTTGTTTGAAGAGTTTGGTAGTTTTCCTAACCTGATAGAGATATATAATAATGTACGCGATGGAATGAAGGAAGGTAAGAGTGTTTATGGCTTAGCATACTTAGTTGGTACTGCAGGTGATAAGGACTCAGACTTTCATGGAGCTCAGGAGCTTGTGTACAATCCTAAGGGCTATAATGTGTATGCATTGCCTAATAATTGGGATAGACCTAATCAAGGAAGACCTTGGTTTGCTTTCTTTACTCCTGCCTATGCTAACCTTAAGGGCTACTATAATAATAATGGTGTGTCTGATGTTGTGGGTGCATTATTGTATTTGCTTCAAGGAAGATACACAGCAAAGTATGAGACTGG